CGCCACGCTTCAGTTGCAGCATCATCATCTGGCGCTGCATCTGGGTAATCTTCAGCAGGGTGCTGGGTACAGAGACCAGCCGGATGTTACGGGCGAACCATCGCGCCCGCTCAAGCTGCGAGTAGATCGACGCCCCGTCGGGGAAGTTCCCGCTCACCATCTCGGTGGGTAGGTGGCTGGGGACCAAGTCATCCGGGTTGTAGTCAAAAATCTCCGGGGCGATGTTATCCGGCCCCACGTATTCCATGATCCTCCGCACGTCGAACCACTGGAGAATCAGGAACTTCATCCTGTGGCCGACCGCCTTGTTGCTTCGCTCGATGCGGGCCGCGATACCCTTGGCGATGGGGCCAATCGACTCCAGCATCTTGTCTGCGGTGTCGTTGGCAATGTTCATCTTCATGTTCTGAAGATTGCCCAGATCGGTCAGGCCAAGCTGGCTCTGCTTCACTTCCTTCAGGTACTTCAGGAAATTAAAATGCACCGCGTCCACGCGCACGCTGTCCGGCAGTACCGATTGCAGCGTCTCTCGCGGCTTGCCGTCCACGCCGATGCGAACATCCTCTTCGAAGATGTCGAAGTGCTCGATTTTGGGTCCGCCGGTTTCCGTGTGGTTGTAGCCCAGCGGCGGATTGAGCGTCACGGTGATGACCGCGTCCATCTTGCGCTCGATCTTGCGCGTGGTGGTCTCGATGGAGGCAACGTCGCCCACCAGCGACCGGCCCAGCGGCTCCCAAGCCCAGTCGTCCACCGTGTACTGGGTGATCGGTATCTTCGTGTCCCAGTCGAATCCGGGGCCGTCATACATCGGCTTGTTCATGCCCGACGAGGTGATGATGCAACGCAGGTTGGGATAGACCCGGCAATCTTCCGGCATGGCCGCTCGCATGTAGGTCTTGCCGTTGACGACCCCGGCCACGATCTGCTGCCCAACCGTGGGGACTTTGTAAAACCACGTCGTGCCCAAGTCGCCCATGGGTAACTCATAGCCGGTGGTGTTGATGCGCAGGTCGCGGACGAAGGTCCAGCGGATTTCGGCGTAGAGGTCGCCGAAGCTCCTGCCCTGCTGCCCGTAGCGCGTGCGCTCGGCGAAGTCGATGCGGCGGGCCTGCATGCGCGTGCTGTAATTCCGGGGGCCGACCGTCTGGATGTCCCCTTGGAACAGCGGGAACCTGCTGCACGCCTCGGCTATCGGCATGTAGTCGTAGATGGTTACAGCGTAGGCATCCTGAATGTTATTGCTGCGCGGCGGAATCTGCACCGGGACGACATCGAGCAACCCCAGCGCGTCGAATTCCAGCTTCCGCTCCCCGTAGCCGTACTCGTCGGCCCTCACCTTGGGCCACAGGTAGCCAATTCCCATCACGCTGGCGTATTGGAGCACCTTGAGAATCTGGAAAGGAAAATCCGACTCATGGTAGATGGCCTTCGAGGCCCTCGTCAGCATCTCGGCGATCTTTTTAAATCCGGGGAAGTCGGACCCGTACCCGGCGATTTCCCTCACCTGCGCCAGCGTCTCGCAGAATTTACGGATGTCGTACTTTAACTCGTTCGTAATCAAACGAGACTTGGTGGTGTCACTGAATATCGCGTTGAAGACGCGAAGATTGGCGGCGTATTCCCGGTAGCATTTCTGCCCTTCGAGAAACCCTTCGCCTTCTTGAATCTGCTCTTCTACGAAGTTAGAGATGACACTAGGGTGCGCCTCGAAAGGCGGTGCAGCCCACGACGTGCGGTCAGTGATCCCGCCCCTGTATTGAACGCTATCGAGTACAACCGCCACTCAACGCTTCCGATCTCTCCCGGAACCCGTCCCTAACGGGGTTGTTGTGCCTAACCGTACAACGACCTGAATCCACGCGCAATTTAAATTCCTAATGGCGGTGCTCGTAAGCTTCCGCGTGCAGGTAACTCTCTCTGCGTGTTTTGGTCAGGTCGCCGCGTAACTCGTACTTATTCAAGTGCATGAGCAGGAAGTCACGGTTCATGTTATTGCGGGCATTGGAGGCCAGATGCAGGATGTGCTTGCGCAGGTTGTCGCGGATCGGCCCTTCGATCATTTCCCTCTGCTCGTCCTCCATACCCTGCTTGAAGGTCTCCCATTGCCGCATTCGCCGGGACCACTGCTCGGCCTCGTTCGCCGTGTTGCAGACGATCTTCTGAAAGCCGTAAGGCGCGGGGAAGTTGGCCGGGAGTCCCATGCGAATCTCCCCGGTCGTCCCGTCATGCCAGTAGCAAATTTTGGTATCCAAGGCCATAACTAAAGCACTCCTCCTGTCACCAATTCCCTACCGACACCTGCCCAGCGGTGCATCTTTCTTTCGAAAACACTGGCGTCTTCGAAGGGGGCGCGAAGCGCTTTTGCGCCCGGTCGGCCAGTACGTCCATGTCGTGGGCGGTGAAGAACGACTGCGCCGCCGCCCGTACCCGGTCATCGAACTTGTCTTTCGCGTGCTCCATCTTCGACTTGTTGGCGGCTTCGTGGCGCTCCAGCGTGCGCAACTCCTCGATCAGCCACTTGGATCGCGGTTCGTACCAGCCACCGTTGACGGCCTCGACGAACCGGGTCATCAGGATCGGCACCGACCATCCGCTGGAGTACCAGCCTTCCTTCTTGGAGGAGTCGTCTTTGATCTTCTTGGAGTCGTAGCGGCGCGGGACGTGGTGATGGAAGAACCCCATCATCTTCAACTGGTGCTGGCAGGTATCTCCCGGCCCCGAAATTTGCTCGATGCAGTACTTCATCCCCCGAGAATCCGGGCAGGCTGGACCGTAAAGCGCCCCGATACAGGCCGCAAAGGCGACGATCTGGGCGGAATTAATTCGGTTCGAGGTAAGCTCAGCGCACTGCTGGTCGCTCTCCCCGTGAAACCTGTTCTTGGTCACGGAGACGCAGGTGCGCTCCTCGTCTTCCTTGCCCAATCCGTCCGCCGTGTCGATGCCGCAGGCGTAGCGCTGGCCCTTCTTTGGCCATTCGTACATCAGGAGAATATCCATGGTGCTCGCCTCGTTCTCCTCGTTGAACGGGAGCAGCGGGATCATGTTCCAGTGGTAGTGCTGGCCGCGATGCGAGTCCCACTCCACGACCACCGCAGGCTTGGTCCAGTCGATGCGATCCTCGGGCGGGTAGAAGACCTCGTCCACGTCGTGGCCGGTGATCGCATAGGCTTCCATCGGCTGCTTGCGGACCCGGCTATAGGCGTCGGTCTGAACCTCGTAGATGCGATCCTCGGCCTCCATCAGCACTTCCGGGTTGAACACGCTGTCGTGGACGCCGGTCAGGGCCTCGAAGTCGTTGGCGGGCATCTGCGCGGCCCACGTCCGCTGCGTACGGTTCTTGCAGGCTGAATCGTAATTGAACTGCCAATACCACTTTTGTTCGACCGGCATACGCCAGTTGGGGCCTACCGCCTTGGCCAGATAGGGCGTATTGCGGATGTACGATTCGCACTTCACCACGTGCTTGCGCGTCATCTCGTGGAGGCGGCGAGACTCGAAGTCTTCCGGCACCGGAAACTTTCTCAGCCAGTCCGGCTCCGGGTAAATGTCTGGGCAGAGGGGCCACGAAATAAAAACCGGGCAGAGCCGGGTTTGACCCTTGGGCCAGTCCTCTTTCGACGCCCGCCACGTATCCGCCAGCCAGCCGGTATTACCGCCGCCCGTGCCCTCCAGCACCATGAACAGGTTCTTGGATGAGTGGGTGGCGCGGAACAGGCCCTCCTCGATGGTGACCTTGGGATTGGGAACGTCGGCCAGTTCGCTGATATGTACGCAGGTCGGCGTCCAGCCCTGCGCCAGTCCGGTGGGCTGCATACCCGACTGGACAGACAGGATGGAGCCGTTGTCAAAGGAGCGCTTCGGCATCCGGCGCGGCACCAGCCACCATGGCGAGCGGTTGTACGCGGTGTCGAGGATGCGCCCGATAAGTTGAGACTTCTCCTTGATGACCGACGCCATGACCGCCTGCGTGTGGGGGACGAACATGAGCCGGTGAATAAATTTCATCGCCGTCTTGGTGGAGATGCCCACCTGCCGCGCCTTCAGGATCAGCAGTTCGATGGATACCTGAAGCTCGTCGAACTCGCCGATAATGGCGTCGAACACCTCCTGAGATTTGCGGTTCTGGAATTTAAATATCTGCCCCTTCTCGTCGCAGACCCACGCATAGTTTCTTTCCCAGTAGCCGCTGTCGAGACCGCACAGCGCCTGCTCATTTAAAATCCAGTCCGCCACTTCTTTCTGGCGTGATGCACTGATCTTTTTTTCGGGATTAAAGGAGATGTAACTGCTCTTACTGTTCGACTCGATCTTCACCAGAGAGTCGATATAGGCGCTGAATTCGCGCACTTCGTCGTAAGTGTGGTAACGGGGATACCACCCTTCCCGTGCGGCGAATTCGTCGAGATTCCACTCGATAATCTTTTTGGAATACATATCCGTAAAAAGGAAAAGGCTCTGGCATCAGCGCCAGAGCCAGAGCTTAATCCTCGTTTTGAGGGAGCTT